GACCTGCTAATTGTATATCATCTGATACATATGAACCGGTTATACCTTTGCGTGTATTACCAGCACCACGAGAAACTACGAATTTGTATTTCTCTAAATTTTTATATTCTGCAGAAGAAATACCTCTATAAACCTCATCAGGACTATTTTGCAATTTAGCGATATTAGCTACTATATTTTCATGTTCTTCTCCTTCGGGAGGGAATAACAAATAATCATATATTGTTTTGCTTTCATTTAATTTTTTTTTCTTCTTCTTTTTTCTACGGCGAATAGTAACACCTAGTACTTTTGGTAATCTAGCGTCACCTTTTTGTATTTTGTCAGTATTATTGTATGTCACCTCACCATCCCCAGCTAAGCCTGCAGACGCAACAGTATTATCTGTTATATATTGAGTTACCAGCTGGTTAAATAATTTGAGAGCCATATAAATTATTTAGTTGATTTCATGAATTTATATCTATAATAAATACATGGAAGTTGGTGATATTATAAATCAATACTTAGATGAAGCGAATATTGATACTAATTTAGATAGAATTGACGTTACTACAACTCAAGAACAATTAGTAAATAATAAACACAAATGGGCTGCCAGACTTACTAATCATAAGATAAATTTAAGTAAATATAAAAATTTAAGATTAAAAGAAATTGAGAATAATATTATTGAATATCAAAACAAACAACCTGTAGCAGTAAGTAAGTCGATTGCAGAAAAAGCAGTACAAAATAAGAATAATATTTTAGAGTTAGATTTAAAAATAAAAAATGAACAATTAATTATAGAATTTCTAGATAATATTTACAAAAATATAAGCTTCTCTACTAATGATATTAAAAATTTAGTGGAACTGATGAAATTAGAAATGCAATGATAGAAATTAATTATCATTCATGTACACAAGCTGTAATCGAAGGCCCAGAACTTGATATAATACGAGAATATTTTAGTGTTAAAAACGAAGCGGCCCATTTTCAAAGACGTGTAGGTAGATTTGTACCTTCTAGAACATATGTTATTACTAATAACGGCAAAGTTGATATTGGATTAGTATTTGAAGTAATACAATTTTGTATAGATAAAAAAATACAATATAAAATTAATGAAAAGGTAACATCTATTTTACTACCTTCTCTACGTAGAGAGAAAACTAACGATTATAAATTATCTCTCTCATTTAGAAACTATCAACAAGAAATAATACATAAATGTATTGATGCGGGTAGAGGGACTGTAGTTTTAGCAACAGCAGGTGGTAAAACACTAACTATGGCAGGTTTGCTTGAGTTTTATTTTCAAAATTATAGTAAAAATTTTAAATGTTTAATTATCGTACCAGATTTAGGTCTTGTTAATCAAACTAAAGGAGATTTTAAAGATTATAAAACATCATATACTACATCGAAATGGACTGGTAAAGATGAGTTAAATTTAACTAGCAATGTTATTGTAGCTAATTTAGGTATATTGCAAAGCTCAAAGCAAGATATATCGTGGATTGAACATGTAGATATTTTAATAATTGATGAAGTACATAAATTGAGAAGAGGTAATAAAGTAAACAAAATTTTATGTAAAGTAAAAACTAATAATCGATTCGGTTTTACTGGGACATTACCACCAGATAAATTAGACATGTGGAATATTTTCGGTAAAATAGGCCCTAAATTATATGAAAAGATGGCGCATGAATTAAGAGATGAAAAGTATGTAACACCCTCAAAAGTACATGTATTAGAAATTAATTATTCTACCCCAACAGACCAAATATATCAAGGAAACAATAGTAATGCTTTTTATTTACAAGAAAATGAATTTATAAGAAATAATAGCTATAGAAATAATCTTATTTCGAAATTATGCAACAAACTTGACAATAATACTCTTATTCTCGTTGACTATATTGAACATGGGGAATTATTAACAGCAGCTTTACAAACTATATGTAAAGATAAAGAGATATATTTTATACAAGGTAGTGTCGAGACAGAAGAGAGAAAAAAGATACAAAACTATATGGAAAAAAAGAAAAATATAGTTGTTGTTGCAATATCAAAAATATTTTCGACAGGCATCAATATTAAAAACTTGCACTATATTATATTCGCAGGTGGCGGTAAAGCTAAAATTAAAATCGTTCAAAGTATCGGAAGAGGCTTACGGTTGCATAATGACAAAAAAGAGCTTATAATCTTTGATATCGCTGATAATCTGCGGTATGGACAGCGACATGTTGAAGAGAGATTGACTCTTTACAAAAATGAAGATATAAAATATAATTTCACAAGTTATAATGAAAGAAACTAAACCAAAGAAAAAGAAAAAAAATAAAAAGGCTTATTATGTTAATCCAAAACGTTTTTTAGAATTACTTAAAACATATTATACTACAGATGATTTAGATGATGAACTAGCAGAGTCTACTTATAAAATCGCAGTTGGTTTAAGCTATTCCCCAAACTTTATTAATTACAGTTACAAAGATGAAATGATTGGGGATGCTGTTGTAAAAATGATAGCAGCAGTAAAAAATAAAAAATTTAATATTGACTCTCCATCTAACCCCTTTTCATATTTTACAACCATAGCCTATCACGCTTTCATTAATAGAATTAAAAAAGAAAAAAAGTACAGAGACACTATTAATGACTATCAAGAACAAGTTTATGGTCAATTAGCCGCTGAGGAAGATATGTCGAAAGCAGCTCCTCAAAAAGATTACGATAAAGAACTTTATTATTAATGTCTGACGATAAAAAAATAGCTTTTTTTACAGATCTCCATATTGGTGTCCATCAAAATAGTGAAAAGTGGTATGATGTTGCTTATGAATGGGCGAAATGGTTTACATCTGATTTAAAATCTAAAAATATTAAAAAAGTTATTTTTGGTGGAGATTTATTTCATTATAGAGATGAAATAAGTGTAAAAACACTGTATTTTTCAAACAAAATTTTAAAATTGTTTGAAGATTTTGATTTACTCATGATAACTGGTAATCATGATTCTTATTATAAGGAAAACTCGAGTGTTCATTCATTATCTATTTTTAATAATCAAAATAACATTAGTATATTTGATGAACCAACTGTTTATGATCTTTTCGGTAAGAAAATCGGTTTTTGTCCATGGGGTACTGAACTTAATGATATACCAAATGATTGTGACTTAATAGTTGGTCATTTTGAACTTCAAAATTTTAGATTTAACTCTTTTAAAACATGTGAAGACGGTATCCAATCTTCAGAAATTCTTAAAAAGAGTAAATTAATTTTCTCTGGTCATTTTCATAAACGTCAGCATAGATACTATGATAATGGCAAAATTATATATGCAGGCAATCCATTTGAAATGGATTTTAATGATATAAACGATCCAAAAGGTTATTACATTTTAGACTTTAATAACACAGATATTACTTATGATTTCTTTCAAAATAATGTATCACCTGTACACGTAAAAGTAAATTTATCAGAATTAGAAAAATTAAAAGATTTTGCTAAAGAAAAGGGTTGGTCTAAGTTAGCTATAAAAATAGTTATAGATAAAGATATAAAATCTAATATTTTAGATAAAATTATTTCCTCAATTAACTTCGAAGGACCGTTTTCTCTCACTACTGATTACCTACATAAGTTTAATATTGGAGATAATATTACAATATCTAATGATTTTGGAGACTTGAACATAAAACAATGTATAGTAGAATATATTGACTCACTTGATGTTGAAAATAAAATAGAAGTGACTAATAAGACTATAAGCTTATACAATAAATTTGTATGAAGTATATCAATTTTAATAACTTAATAATAACGAACTTCCTCTCTATCGGTAACGAACCTGTTGAAATCGATTTCAAACAAGGTTTGAATATTATCACGGGTATTAATAAAGATAAGGAAGACAGAAGAAACGGAGTAGGAAAATCAACTATAGCAGACGCTATACATTTTGCAATTTTCGGAGAGACTATCAGAGAATTACCGAAAAATTTTATTATTAATAATACAAACAAAAAAGGTACAATCGTACAGTTAACTTTTTCAGTTAACGAGAGTAATAAAATTAAAAACTATAAGATTATAAGACAATTAAAACCAACTAAATGTTATCTTTTTGTTGATGATGAAGATTTAACTGAAAGTACAATACCTAATACCAATAAAAAGATAAAAAGTATACTCAACAGCTCTCCTGAAGTATTTCAAAACTGTGTTATTATGTCATTAAATACTACTTTGCCTTTTATGGCCCAGAAAAAAGTAGAAAAACGTAAATTTATTGAAGGTATTCTTAATTTAGAAATATTTTCTGATATGTTATTAATGGCGAGGTCTGAATATAATGATGTACAGAAGAAATATGATAATGTTACAAAAGATTTTGACTACGCAAATAATATTTTTAAACTCTTAAATGATCAAAAGAATAATTTTTTTAATAATATAAAAGAACAACGCGAAAAAATACTCACTCGAGTAGACACAATACACAAAGAAATAAAAAATTATCAAAAAAATATAAAAACTATTAATAAAGATCTTTACGAGAAGAGTAGAGAAAAATATAAGTTAATAGAAGAGAAATTAGAAAGTGTATCTTGTCAAATGTCTGACATAAAAACAAAAATAACTAGACATGAGACAGAAATAGTCTTTCACAATAAAAAAATTAAAAGTATAGGTACAAAAGAAGATACATGCCCTGTTTGTTTACAAGAAATATCTAATAAAGATAGAACTCATATAGAAGAAGAAAAGAATAAAATTAAAAAAGAAATCAATAACTGTGAGCAAGATATTGAAAGCTTACAGTTACAGATAACTAATATACAAGAAGTAAAAAAGACTAATAAGTTAGCTCAAAATAAAATTAAAGAGTATATTAATAACATTAAAAATACTAACTCTAATAATAAAATTACAAAGACTTGTATTGATAATTTAAATAAAGATCTTTCATTGAATAATGAAGAGTTAGTAAAAGTTAATGAGAAAGAAACTAGTGTTGAAATTAAAGATTTAGAATACAAAATTTCCTCTAAAGAAATAGAAGTAAAAGAATTAGAAAAAGACTCTAATGAGATTTACAAGGAACTATCTATACTTGAAGTAGTTAAATATATTTTATCAGAAGAAGGTGTAAAATCATTTATTGTTAAAAAGATATTAGATATACTGAACAACAGATTATTATACTATCTACAACAAATGGACGCGAACTGTATTTGTAGATTTAATGAATTTTTCGAAGAAGAAATCGTTAATGAAAAGGGAGAAGGTTGCTCATATTTTAACTTTTCTGGGGCTGAAAGAAAGAACATTGACCTTGCTATATTATTTACATTCATGGACATGCGCCGACTACAAGGAGATGTAGCATATAACTTAGTTATTTTTGATGAATTATTAGATAGTTCTTTAGATGAAAAGGGCGTAGAATTAGTTCTTAATTTAATAAGAGAGCGAGTAGATACATATAAAGAAAGTATATATATTATTTCTCATAGAAAAGAATCTGTTAAAGCAGCTACTGGTGACGTTATAATGCTAGAAAAGAAAAATGGTATAACAAATAGAGTGGATTTACCTACAAATATATAATAAATTTTAATGATGCTCACACCCTTTCAGCAGACAAATAGGTTACCGTTCACTACCCCGCAGGTCAACAACCCTTTATTAAATCCAAGATTACAAGAAGCTGCCTATAAAAAAGTTTTAAAGAAAACTGGACATGAAGCTCCTGAGCTTCCAAAAGGAATAAATTTTTATGCAGATTATTCTGGATGTGGACATTGGAGAATGATATGGCCAGAATTACTTTTAAATTGTTACGCTAAAGCCAACGTACAAGGGGGAACTGTAATGGTTGGGGATAAAAATTTCTATAGAGAGGTTGATACAATTCGTATACAAAGACAAGCAACCGAAAACCAATTAAAGTATATACAATGGCTATCTAACATTAAAAAAGAATTAAATTTTAATATAATATATGAAATAGATGATATCATCTTTAAAGAAGACATACCTTTATATAACAAATTTAGATTTGCCTTTGAAGATCCAAATATACGAAAATGGAGCATGGAGATTATGCAGTTATGCGATGAAATAACTGTCACAAACGACTTCATGAAGGATTATTATAAAGAAAAGACAGGTAATAAAAATATTACAGTTATTCCTAATTTTATTCCTAGATTTTGGATGGATCGTTTTTATGATTTAAACAGAATTAAAGAAAACTATCAGAGATATAAAAATAAACCTCGAATTGTTTATTGTGGTAGTGGGGCGCATTTTGATGTAAGTAATAATATAAAACAAAAAGACGACTTCTATCACATTAATGATGTAATCAGAAAAACAGTCGATAAATTTCAATGGGTATTTGTTGGTGGGTTTCCTTTGACGTTAAAAGATCTCGTTAAAGAGAGAAAAATAGAATTTCATGAATGGTCGACATTAGTAGACTACCCTAGATATATAAATGATATTAACCCTACAGTATTTTACGCTCCTCTAGAAGATAATAATTTTAATAAAGCAAAGAGTGATTTAAAATTTATCGAAGCATGCGCTTTAGGTATTCCTTCTATTTGTCAAGATATGTGTACATATGAGTCTGCATTTCATAAATTTAAAACAGGAGATGATTTAATTTCTAAAATTGAATCCATAACTGGAGATCATAAAAAATACACGAAAGAAGTTAGAAGAGCTAGAGATTTTATGAAAAACAGATGGATGGAGGATAATATTGATGAATATCGAGAATTGTATTCTTATCCATATGCAGATAAAAGAAGAACGAAAATAAACCTCCGTAACGGAATAAGTTGATTTATTCTTTTAAATCTTATATACTTACTTCAGAGTGTATAGGAACTTAGCTTACATACCGAATCAGCGCGTAATGCGCTTGTTTACATGGGACGAAGATGGTGTACGTATGGATACAGATATTCCGTACGAGCCTTATTTTTATCACGAGACTGGATCACCTAATTACGACGCTATATCCTTATATGGTACTAAATTGCGCAAAGTGTATGGGAGGAGTGATTTAGATAGACGTAAAAGGATAGAGGATTTAAATGATCATAAAATATACGAAAATATATCCCCTTATCAGCAATTTTTAATTGACAGGTTTTGGCAGGTAAACGAAAATACAGACTTTAATAAATTCCCTTTAAAAATTTGGTTTTTTGATATTGAGACTTATTCTCCTGACGGGTTTCCTGTACCCGACGAGGCTGCTCATATGATTAACGTTATCACGATCTATGATACCGTTAAAAAGAAATACTATACATGGGGTATAAACAAATACACCCCTAAAGCAGATGATGTAATTTATTTTCACTGTAAAAATGAAGCTGATCTCTTGCAAAGATTTTTAGATTTTTATTGCGAGGACAGACCTGATATATTATCTGGGTGGAATAGTGAACTTTTTGATATTCCATATGTAATTAACAGAGTCAGGAATATCTTAGGAGAAGATTCAACACGTTTATTCTCACCGGTACATGATGAGATAATGAAACCTATTTACCAACGTATATACAGAGGTAATTTCGGCAAACAAACTACAAAATACGTTGTTGAGGGATTAACTATGCTTGATTATCTTGATGTATATAAAACATTTACTCAAGGTATGAGAGATAGTTACAAGCTTGATAATATTGCTCATATTGAACTAGGAGAGAAGAAAGTAGATATAGGAGAAACTAACCTCGCTGATTTGTCTATTAATGATTGGGATAAATTTGTTGATTACAATATTCACGATGTACGGTTGTTGGTCAGACTAGATAATAAGCTTACCTATATGGAGCTAGCTCGTATGTTATCATATATTGGTCTGACACCGTTTAATGCAGCATTAGGTACAATCAGTACTGTTAATGGTCGTGCTATAGTTGAAGCTCGGAAAGAAGACCCGCCTCGTGTAATCCCTACATTTATTAGAGGAGATGATCGTACTGAAAAATACGAAGGAGCTTATGTTGGAGAACCTCAACGAGGTTTTCAGAAGAACGTAATTTCTTTTGATGCTAATTCTCTATATCCTAGCGTTATGGTGACTTTAAACTTGAGCCCTGAAACAAAAGTCGGGAGTATTATAGGAAGAGAAAATAATAAAATTTATATAAGAACTGTTAATAACAAAGAGATAGAAATGTCTTATTCTGATTTTAACAAATGGTGTAAGAAAAACGAAATTGCAGTAACAAGAGCAAGTAAGTTATTTAGTCAAAAGAAGAAAGGTATATTCCCTCGTATTACTGATCACTTTTATGATATACGTAAAGGGAAAAAGGCAGAATGGACTAAAGAACGAGAAAACTTACATAAATTAGAAACTAAACTAAAGCAATATACCTCTCAAGAAGAGAAGAAATATCTTGAGGAACAAATTAAAAAAACTAAATTTAAAATATCTCAATTATGGATATGGCAGCTTACATTTAAAATTTTAATTAATAGAATTTACGGGTATTTTGGCAATAAAATATCTCCTATGGGTGATGGAGACATAGCGCGTTCTATTACCTTGACAGGAAGAGATGTAATAAAACAAAGTAATGTAATATTAAGAAATTATGTTAAAAATAAAACAGGTTTGTCTGATAGTTATTTAGAAAGTAATGACCCTATCATATATAACGATACTGATAGTTCTTATTGTACTATTACTCCTCTACTTGAGCATATGAATATACCTTTACATGAGAATAATAAAATTGACCCTAGAGTGTATGATTTAGTTCAAGATATAGAAGATGATTTAAATGTAAATATTGAAAAATGGGCTCGTGAGACATTACTAACTAAAGACCCTAGATTTGTATTTAAAAGAGAATCTATTTGCGATAAAGGGATATTCCTTCAGAAAAAAAGATATGTATTACATAAGCTCGACGACGAGGGAGTTATAAGTAATGATTTTAAATATACAGGTGTAGAGGTTGTTCGTACAACTATGCCTAATGCGATCAAACCATATGTAAAGAAAATAATAGAACATATGATTATGACTGAGAATCAAAACACTACGAACGATCTATTCGAAGAGACTTATGAGAAATTTAAGGCATTACCTATTAAAGATATAGCGTTTGTCATGGGTGTTAAAGAGTATGAAAAATATAGTATTCACGCAGAAGACTGGAAGGTCAAAAAAGGTACACCCATACATGTCAAATCTTCCATATACTATAATAAATTATTAGATCATTATAAAATATCTAATAAACATGAATACATTTCTTCTGGTGATAAAGCAAGATATTTTTATACCGTTACTCCTAACAAGTTTGGGTTAAATTCTCTCGGCTTTAAATATGACTTCCCAACGGAGTTTGAAAAGGATTTTAAAGTCGATTATGAAAAAATGTTCGACAAAATTGTTTATAGCGTTATTGATAGGTTTTATGAAAATGTTAAATGGAAATCATTCAAACCTGGTCAAGCAATGAGTATGGATTTATTCGACTTTTTTAAGGTCGAATCCTAAAATTAAAAGTTGCAATTTATTTTTAAAGTATTATAATAATCACATGGATATAGTTACATACACTGATAGTATTGGTAGGACATGTTTCGGAGAATTAGTTAAAGAGACTAAGGATACCTTATCTGTTAAAGCTCCTGCTATGATTATGGTCACACCTAATGACCCGAACAACATGAAGGTTGATGTTATGCCTTTGTTCTTTACAGAATTCTCTGAAGGTAATGAATTACCAATTTTTCATTATAATAAAAGTCAATATATTAAAGTTGATGTTGTTATTTCTGAAAAGATCTTAGTTCATTATAATGCAAAAATTAATGTTACAGGCGAACCTAATGTTGAGCAAGTACCTGAAACATTAAACGAAGAAGTTCCTGAAGTAACCTTATTTGAAGATCATTAATACATGTCTAATCTTGTTGATAAAGCATTTGCTAAACTGCAAAAACTAAATAGTAACGCAACTACTTTAGAGAAAAATACACTCAGTAATGTTACAGAGTGGATTGACACGGGATGTTTTGTCCTTAATTCAATTCTTTCTGGTTCATTATATGGAGGTGTACCAAAAGGTAGGATTACTATCTTTGCAGGAGATTCAGGTTGTGGTAAAACCTTTATCTTAAATAAAATTTTAGCACATGCACAACAGAAAGGCATGATACCTGTTATCTTCGACACAGAGGTAGCAGTTGAAAACGAGGGTGCAGAGAACGTCGGGTTAGATACTTCTAATGTTAAATACGTTCCTGTAGATACAGTAGAAAATTGTCGTAATCAGATAATGGCGTTCTTAGATGAAGTAGAAAAAGAACCAGAATTACACGGCAAGTTTATTATTTCTATTGACTCTCTCGGTAATTTAGCATCGGAGAAAGAAATAAACGATGCTGGTGCTAATAAAGGCGCCATGGATATGGGGCTTCGAGCCAAGCAGCTCAAATCCATGATGCG